TTAAGATTGGCCAAATTTTAATCGCTTATCGACAATATTAATGACATTATCAGCTACCTCGTCTTGGATATGTTCATATTTTTCTGTCATGTAAACAGTCGAATGGCCTAAATAATTTGCAACATGCTCTTTTGGCGCGCCAGCAATAATGGCTTGCGTTGTAAAGTAGTGTCTTAACAAATGAGGAAAAGCATGTAACTCTGTGATTTCATTTATTCTGGAAAAAAGTCGATTAATTTGTCCAACATCGTATGGTTTTCCAGTAATAGGATTAATATATAAGTAATCATCTTGATGCAAAATTTCTCCAAAATCTTTTTTTATTTCTTTAGCTTCATTTAAGGCAATCTGTAGAAGTTCGGTTCCTTTTTGATTTAAAGCAATCCATCTAGAAACACCAGTCTTAGTAGTACCTTTTCCATTGGGTTCTGAACTTGTTCTACTATCACTGATGTCCAATTTTGCATTAAAGCCTTCTTTATACAAAATAGATGATGGTTTTAATCCTAATATTTCGCCTCTTCTTAAACCAAATGAACAAAGATAAACAAAAGTAAAATCGTAAGGAGAAAGATGTTTCTCGGCAGTCGCCATCCATATTTGATAATCCTCAAAAGAGAATCTCTTGCTTTTCGGCTCTAAATCTGAATCACCTATAATCACTCTTCTTAGTCTGTTTCTTTCGATAATTCCCATGTCAACTGCATCATTTAACATACTCATAAAAGTTTGATGATAGGAAATAACACTTGATTTGCGATGTGTTTTCAGTTTTTCCGCAATCCATAAAGTGTAGGTTTCTAACTTTAATTTTGATAGGGGGAGATTACCAAATGCAGGAGATATGTGATTTTTCCAATCTGCATCATGTTTTATTTTGGTAGCTTTGCTCCATTGTTTCACTTGTAATTTCCTCAACGAATATTTTTGATAATATTCATCACAAGTTAATTGTTTTTGAGTTAGGTAATCTGATTCATTCATAGCAAGTACACGTTCGATTTCAGCCAAACGCACTTTTGCTTCAGCTAGTGTTCGAAAGCCAGATTCATCTAATTCTGTCTTTTTGCCATCTTTGTAAAATGCTCGTCTAATACGAAATCTTTTGCCTTTTTTTGTCTCATAACAAAAGATATTTGGATATTTAGTCTTTTCATATTTACTCATGGTTTATTCTCCTTTCGCTCCCGGACAGAATGCATAGAGAATAATGTGGCATCAACTCCTTAAATATGATAAAATGTATAGCAAATAGCCCACAATTGTGGTGATATTTTGGACAGCACACCTTCAAACTTTGGTCGGGGAGAGGGTGTGTTTTTTGTATTATTCATGCTATACTAAAAGCAAAAAGGGGGCTATGCTATGACTGTAAAAGAATTCATTGAGATGTTAGAAAATCTAGAACAAGATAAAAAAATCGAATTTTCAAATCAATATTTCTTATCTAGGGAAAAAGAACCTGAAATAGAAAAAGACGAAACCGAAGACGTCTATGTGTTGTACACATAATATTCGAACAAATTATCAGTATCGTTATTATCTTTAAATTGACTGTATACATCGATTATCGGCAATCCAACAAAAGATGAAAGGGTAAATGATTTTTCTGTTACGTTGTTAATCGTTCTTTTTATCAACTGATTATAATAATCGTTAGAAAAAGAAGTGTTTATTAGCGTTTCGCAAACAAATTTAAATACAGTATTTCCAAGTTTTATTATTTCTGATTTGCTCGGTATTTCGCCATTGTGTATGATACTATTCCTTTTCGTAACTAATCTATTCGAAATAGATGCAGGCAACTCTCCGAATTCTTCAGAGTAAGCTAAAGAATATGCACCATCTATTTGATCTGAGCGTTTCAATTTAGCAATTAAGTTTTCTACTTTTTTCCAGTCATTGCATTTATTGTAGTAGTAATTCGCCACAAAATCTTGTTTAAACACCTCAAAACCAGTATACAATGTTTGAAACGCTTCGAAGTAATATTCATTTTTAAACGCTTCAATAGATAAGTTAAACAGAATTGCATATTTAGGCGTTTCTGTATAAAAATAGTATTCGTGATTGTTAGGGCAGGTAGTTGGTTTACCTTTAAAAAAATCTTCATCCACATTAATTTTATAAGGTTGTCCACATTTCGGACATCTAATTTCTAATTTCATTTAAACAACTCCTATGCACGTTGCTTTTAATAGGCAATGTGTATTTTTTAATTTAAATAAGAACGACGCCGCAAATTTTAAAGTTATCATTTTCGCTAATCGTAATATCATCATACTTTGGATTTAGTGACACTAACCTGTTTCCAGTTATCTTCTTGACAAAGGCTTCCCCATTTAACGTACACACAATAACTTGTCCATTTCTAACGTCAGTAGTTCCTTTGATAAATATATATTGCTTATCTTCAAATAGAGGTAACATAGAGTCGCCGTTGACCGTTAAACAAAAATCAGAACGATCAGGTACTTCATTTTCATCAAATTCTACATATTCAACCTTCTAAAATATGTTGCAATTTTTCTACTGTCTTTATCCATCATAAATGCTTATTATCCCCTTTGTTTAAGTTATTCTTTGTAAATTTCTGCATAGTAAGTTTCATCATTATAGTCAAATTTATAGGTAATTCCATTTACCGTTAACTTAGTACTTTTCTTTGATGAAAGCATATTGTTAAAGGCATCCGAGATTTTGTCATCAAATGCATCTAAAGTATAGGCAGTAGCAACAATACATGTGGCTAGTTCTTTGTTGGCATCTCCTTTACTTCTGAATTGAAGACCTATTAAATTTTCGCCAGCAATATTAACAGAAGACTCCACACCGTTTTCTTGCGATACAATGCTAATGCCGCCCTCTGGTTCTTGCGGAAACGTTGTTTTGGCATCTTCGTTGTATTCGCTGACTCGCATATTAAATCCATTTTTAAAAGAGTTATACTCTTTTAACGGTTGAAGACCTGGCAAATCAACACTTGTAGTTGTTTTGCTGCCATCTTTTGTTACCTCTAATTCAACAGACTGTGCATTTTCAACTGGTCTAACAGATACCATAAATTCTCCATTTACTAATTCTGCCTTACTTTGGTCTCCGTCTTCTGTTGTTGCTATTATGCTATCAGCGTTTTCATAAGTACCAAAAATATAAGAATAAACGCCGCCCATATCTACTTTTGTTGCTTTTGCAGAAGGATTTGGTTTTGAACAAGCTGTAAACAATGAAATAGAAATAATTAATATAATGGATAATTTAAACTTTTTCATTAAAACAACTCCTAATAAAAATTTTTTATTCAATAAAACTATTAAACTGCTCACTACCAAGATACTCACTAGCCATCATTTCCTTGACTACAAACTCATATTTTGGTTCGATTTCGTAATCTTCCATAAATTTTAACCAGTTAGCATTATCTTGATCAGTGTATTCAGCATAATGTTTAATTAAATTCTCGATCATAAATTCTTCAGCTTCGTTTTCCATTTTTGAATGCAAACTAAATGCTAAATTATACAATTCCATTTCGCCTTTGTGCTTTGCTGCATGGCCAAGCTCATGAAGAATGGCTTTGGTCTGATAAAACTCATTTTGATTACTATTGATTAAAATAATATTCTCTTCTTCAAAATACATTCCAGCAGAATTAAAGCCATCACCATAAATTATTGTTACTTCCAGTTTTTCTATTAAATATCTAATGTGACTATTCAACAAAAAGCACCTACTTACTTCTTATTATCAAAGTATGCTTTTAAAATTCCTTTGATAATTGGTCTATCTTCATCAGATATAGGCTTACCATCGTATGACATCGCATTATCCATCATTCTTTCAAGTTTAGTGTCCATATCTGTATTATTCATATTTTCAGATCTGCCTAGTAAATAGTCAACACTAACATTGAAATAATCAGCTACCTTTTCTAATCGGTCAGACTTAGGAGAAGATTTTTTCCATTGATAAAACAAGTTTTCGCTAAATCCTAAATCTAAAGCTACTTTAGATACGCTAATTCCTTGCTTGTCAGCTAAAGACTTTATTCTGTCGAATACGTTCATAACGACATTTTCCTTTCGTTTGAGAAAAATTATAGTTTTCTATAGAAAAGTGTTGACAATTTCTATAGTTTGCTATAATATAATTCTCGTAAGATAAATAGTCAGATAAATGCAATATTAAAAGAACCTAAAATATTAAACTGTTGGCGGAGAGTTTGAATGTTCAAGGCTTTAGATTGCTTATTTAACTACGCTTTCATTCTATAGTTTTCTATAGAGATTGTCAATAGTTAGTTATAAAAAATCTGACTTTTTATCTTATAGAAAAATATAGAAACGGAGTTGATTCTAATATGCCTAGTATTGATGCTGGAAGATTAAAAGTTTTAGAGTTTATCAAACAACATGATTTATCAATTAATGATTTGGCTGTTGCTTACGGTATCAAAAAACAAGACATGCATAATTATCTTAATGGTAATTTGAAAACACCCAAAGCAAACCAACTGATTATTCGAATTATTTCAGATTACAAAATCAGATAGGAGATGAGCAGATGAAACACTACATTACAAAATATCGTGAAAACGACCGATTAATTGTTGAATCGTGGTTGCAGATTAATTTTCTAAAGTGGAACTGGTGCTTTTCAAAAAGAAAGCTAGTCATCTGTGAAGACAACTAGCAAAGGTTATTATTGTTTTTCCCATTTGTTACCAGGTTTTTGGGTAGGCGGTAATCGGTCACCTTTATCAATGTGGACATGTCGAGGTTTGTTTACACTTCCACCTCGTGGACCGACTTCCTTATATGTTCCAGAAGGCCTATTATCTTGACCTGGTTTATATAACTTACTCATATAATCAAGTCCTTTCTTTATTATTTAGATAAGCTCAGTTGGTAGTTGGGTCTTATCTATGAAACAATTCTAATACTATATATAGTAAAAGTCAATGGATTAAACACTATATATTGGGGGTGTGGGCATGTGGAAGAAAATTGAACAGGAAATAAAAAAGCAAGGCTTAACACAATACAAGCTTTCAAAAATGATAGGAGTTAGTCCTAGCGTATTAACTGATTTAAAAAACGGAAGAAATAAAAAACCCAGTTTTGAACTCATGGAAAAAATAGCAGATGCATTGAATGTGTCTATGGATGTCTTTAGAAAGGATGATGAAGATGGAAATTCAGACATTTAGCAACAACTTATTTGATTTAACAGTTAAAACAGAAAATGGCGAAGCACTATTTGATGTTGAAACAGTAGCAAGAAGTTTAGGATTTGTTCAAACAAAAGATGGCAAAGAATTTGTTCGGTGGGAAAGAGTAAATGGTTATTTGAAAAAATATTCCCCACAAGTGGGGAAAGGCGATTATATCAGTGAACCAATGGTATATAAGTTGGCGTTTAAAGCAAACAACGCATTAGCTGAACAGTTTCAAGATTGGTTAGCGACAGAAGTCCTTCCAGCAATTAGAAAACACGGTGGATATTTAACAGAACAAAAACTTGAAGAAGCACTTTTGAACCCAGATACACTGATTAATCTAGCTACACAATTAAAACAGGAACGTGAAGGTCGCTTGATTGCTGAACAACGAGTGAACGAACTAACACCAAAAGCTAGTTATTACGATAAGGTTCTTTCTAACAAGGCGCTAGTGACAATTACTGTGATTGCTAAAGATTATGGAATGAGCGGTAAAGCTATGAACGCATTGCTGCATGAGCTAGGTGTTCAGTATAAGCAAGGTACAACGTGGTTACTATATGCACGATATCAAAAGAACGGTTGGACTCATTCGGAAACGGTTATGATTACCGATAAAGATGGTAATGAAAAAGCTGTTCTGAATACTAAATGGACTCAAAAAGGGCGCTTAGGATTGTATGAATTGTTAAAGAGAAGAGGCTATTTACCAGTAATTGAAAGAGAAACAGCTTAGGAGTTGATTCACATGAATATCTTTGGAAAAGATTTTATAGATGCATTGATGGAAACAATCAAGAAACTCCTGAAAAAAGCGGTAAAAGAAATTATTGAAGAAATTAATGATGAAGAGAAGTTTTTACTGAATCGAAAAGAAATATCTGAAGCGATTGGCTGTGATGTCAATGTATTTGACGAGAATTATCGTTACAGACCGGGCTTTCCATATCATATGAAAGGCAGCCAGGAAGCCTGGAATAAAAAAGAAGTATTTGAGTATCTACACAATAACAAACTAACGAAGTGAGACTCCCGGACAGAGTGAACTTTACTAAAGAAAAAGAGGAGAAATAAATGAACAATAAAATGAAAAAAATACAAAAAAATATTGGTATGTTTAGAATCATCCTATTCGGTTGGATGATGTTTGGACTGGGTTTACTAGCAAGTGGAAATTTTAATGGGAAAATTGCTATAGGATTTACTGTTGTTTCAGTGGTTGTTTTATTAGCGTATGACGCATATTTTGACCGCTATCTAAAGAGTAGACCTATTTATTTCAAACTAATTAGAAAAGAGGGTAAATGATATGGAACTAATCGCATATTGTAGTCAAGCTATGGTGATTAACGAAAAAATAAACGAGGTAATGATACGCTACGACGATTTGAATGTCGTATGTGTTTCAAAGGGATTAATGGATAAATATGCTGAGTGGTACATCAGAGAAAACTTTGAGATGTCTGAAAAAGATGGTTGGATCAGGAGGATTGAGAATGATGAGACAGTTTGATATAGAAGCAGCGAATGAATGGCTATTGGCAAACTGGGATGCAATCAAAGCTAGTCAGTACATTGAATGTATCAAACGCTGCATTGAAAAAGAAAAAGCCACTGACGGCAATCAGTGACAAAAATAAATATTAAACAAGTTAAGTATAGCACGAAAGGGGCAATTTTGGAATGTTTAGTTACGAAGAAGGACAAGTGTTTGATGCCTGGTATACAAAAGAACCTACATCAACAGCTACCGAGCCTAAAAATGAACCAGTAGACGTTTCAGTTATTTCTGAAGCGCCAATATACAACGGTAATAAAGTAATTGTCACAGATTACGGCTATATGGCGTTTCCTAGTGAGTTAGATGAATTGATTGACTTTCAATTAGACGAATACAAAAAGGATGAACTGATTGATGTGTTAGAGGCATTTTCAGGGGATGGCATAAAGATTTATTTAAAAGCTAAAATCATGGACTATATCAATATTTTCAAAAAGCAAGGTCGAGATAAAGAAATAATGGAAATACTTCAATTTGAAGAAGGGAGAGCATGGAAATGAACGATTTAACAACACAATTTCAAAACAATCAAATGCAGGCAGGTAATTTTAGCGGAGGTATGATGGCACAAGCTAGCCGAGAAATGGAGGAAGTGAAAGGTCAAATCTTTATGGCTAAGCAATTTCCGAGAAACACAATGCAAGCTGAAGCGCGCATTTTGGATGCATGTAAACGCAAATCACTGGCAGAGTCAGCTATCTATAGATATCCAAGAGGTAAACAGATGGTAAGCGGCCCATCCATTAGATTAGCTGAAGTTGTGGCACAGAACTGGGGAAATATTAGCTTCGGTATCAAAGAATTAAAACAAGAAAACGGTGAGTCCGAAGTAATGGCTTATGCGTGGGATTTAGAGACGAACGTAAGGCAAGAAAAAATCTTCACTGTTAAGCATGAGCGCCACACGAAGAAAGGTGTTAACTATCTGACTGATTCCAGAGACATTTATGAATTAGTCGCTAACAATGGTGCAAGACGGCTTAGATCATGTATCTTGGCCATCATACCAGGCGACATCATAGACAACGCTGTTTTGGAATGCGAAAAGACGCTTACTAATCAAAACGATAGACCTTTGGCGGATAGATTAAAAGAAGCATTTAAGCTGTTCAAGGAAAATTATGATGTGACTCAAGACATGATTGAAGCAAGATTTGGTTATAAGACAAGTGCATTTACCGAACGCAATCTAATTGATTTAGGTGGCATCTATCGCTCATTAAAAGATGGCATGAGCAAGGTAGAAGATTGGTTTGAACGACCAAATCACGAAAAAGCAGAAAAAGAAGATAAAAATGAGCTTGAAAAAGAGTTTGCTGCCAAGAAAGAGTCTAAATCTACAGAGCCAACTATAGATGATGTTGTGAATGAAGCGTTGAAGGAAGATGAAGCGCATGAAGTTGAACAAACAGAACTATTATAGCAACGAGGCTGACTGGCAGTATTTGTCAGTTAGCCAATTTAAAGATTTTGATAGATGTGAAGCGGCTGCCTTAGCCAAGTTAAAAGGTGAATATGTTCCTAGCGGAGATAACACAGCTTTATTAGTCGGAAATTACGTTCATAGTTATTTTGAAAGCCCAGAAGCGCACGGAAAATTTAAAGAAGAAAATAACGAATATTTATTTTCTAGCCGTAAACCATACGGACTTTTAAGTGCATTTAAAATAGCTGAAGAAATGATTGCCACGCTTGAAAATGACGACTTTTTCAACTTCGTCTATCAAGGCGAGAAAGAGCATGTGGTTACTGGTAATTTGTTCGGTGCAGAATTTAAAGGCCGAATTGATTGTTTGAACATTGAAAAGGGGTATTTTGTGGATCTAAAAACGACTAAGGCAATCAACAGTCGCTTTTGGTCAAATAAGTACCGTTGCTATGTATCTTTTGTCGAAGAATACGGCTATGTGTTGCAGATGGCTGTTTATAAAAGGTTGCTTGAAATGAAGTTTGGCAAGGAGTTCACGCCGTATATTTTCGCAGTTAGTAAGGAAACACCACCGGCCAAACAGGCGATTGAAATCATTCCACAGAGATTTGATTATGAGTGTAAAAACTTATCGAAAAATACCAGTAGAAGTGGAAGTTGTTCAATATACACCTTATACGCTAGGCGAATGTGTGCAATTTTTAGAAAATAACGGAGCTAGATATTCAGTAGAGTGCACGGGTAATAATGGAAAAACAGAATTTATGATTGATACGTTAGAAGGTTGTATGACTGTTAGCATGGATGATTATATCATTTGTGGCGTGGCAGGCGAATGCTATCCGTGTAAGCCTGATATTTTTGAAAAAACATACGAAATGGTAAAGGAGTTTTGACCATGAACACACTAACAATCATTTTAATCGTATTGACTGCTGTGTTACTGATTGCAAATATCGTGATGTTTACGATAGAACGCACGGAGAAGCATGAATTAAATTTTGATAAATCTAAAGTGAAAATAATGCTTTTTGCAAGCGAGGACGAAGATGAAATAATTAAAGAAGAAATTAAGATGTTAAAAAAATATTATACATTAGATTCAGCGATTGGCAGTTTAGAAACAGAACACGGTTATATCTATATCAGAGCATATCTAGTGGAGATAAAATAGTGCAGGATTACGAATTATAAAACAAAAGCCGGATTCCTCCGACTAGTTAAATAATTACCAATACAATTTTAGCATAGTGGAGGAATTTAGCCAATGTTATTTGACGTTAAAAAATATAGTACACCTGATCTTAATGATGTTGACTTAGTAAAAACAAAAGCAAATGTCGGAGTTTTTCTAACAGCATATCTGTCAGCTAGAGAGCGTGTTGGTCAACCAAGAGAGCCAAAATTGACAGCTTCTTATTCGCTTGTTCCTCCATCTACAGCTAATAATAGTTTTGAAGCAGAGAACATATTAATAGGCAAAGAAGAAGCAATGGAAGAATTTTTACATCTTCATAAATTGTTTATTAAAGGCTACTCAGCCATACAACACCCTTTTAAGCCTGACATTGCAATGCGTAGGAAAAAGATATTTATGGATCGTTTTGTTTATGGATATTCGATTTTTATGGTCGCTGAAAGAAATCATATCAGCGAATATCTTGTGAGTACTGAAAGTAATGAAGCTATCGCATATTTTGCATATGCTCTTGAATTAATTGTATTTAGTACCGGTTGAAATATTGGTGATTTGCTAATAAAATCAGGCATTTTGCTAATGTTTTAATATAAAATGCCAAAGTTAACACAAATCAAAACGTGTTAAATTGGTATTGTCAAAAATGAGAGGCAGGCTTGCTATTCACACAAATAAAACTTGAAGGGAGGAAATCTTCCTTCGTTAATCTTTCACGTGAGCAGCTTCTGATTTAGACAAACATTCGAAAACAGATTGAAGGAAGGTTCCTTATCTAGTCTAGTTTTTGAAATACGCTAAAGTCCAGCTCTGCGGAAACAGGGTTGGCAAGCGACCGTGTATCGTGTATATATTGCCTACTATGCACGGGTAGTAGTGTCATTTAAACTTTTCCTTATTGTGGCCACAGTATATACCGTGGCCCATTTAGTTGTATAGCTCAGTTGGATAGAGCATTCGCCTTCTAAGCGAACGGTGGTAGGTTCGAATCCTACTACAACTGTAATAATATACCGGGGTGGTAAGCACGAGAGCGGATAGAGTAGGAAAACATAGAACAGCATTCGAAAAGAATCGTAAACGAATATTAATGACAGAGAATACTTGTGGGATATGTGGACAACCCGTGGATAAAAAAATAAAGCCACCACATCCATTGAGTCCGGTTATTGATCACATCATTCCAATTAATAAAGGTGGGCATCCGTCAGACATTAACAACTTACAGCTTGCACATTGGCAGTGTAATCGAGCCAAGTCTGACAAACTGTTCAACGTTAAAGAAGTAAAAAAAGAAATCAAGAGCACTAACATAATAGGCAATCGAAATTTGCCTCAAAGCATAGATTGGATGTCATACAGGCAAAAATAAAAGACGGACTTATTTATCCGTCTTCATTTTAGCGATATATTCAAGTATTGCTCGTTCAACTATCCTAGCCTGCGGAATCATTGTTTCGTCAGATATTTTTTTTAATAGCGCTATTGTTTCTTCATCGAACGTAAATGTAATTCTTTTTTTAGCCATTTAATCACCGCCTTTTATGTACATTACTATACCATATTACTATTGCATTATCAAATACAATATAGTACAATATAAGTATGGTAAAGGTGATGATAATATGGATGTATATGAATGCAAAATATGTGGCAAGTTGTTTTCTGGAAGAAAGAAAAAGTATTGTTCGCAAGCTTGTTCTGATGAAGCTAGGAGAATAAGAAATAGAGATAGATGGAGAAAAGACCACCCTGATTGGAACAAGGATGCAAATAAGATTTGTGAGTGGTGTGGTAAAGATTTCAGCGTTCCCACAAGAAATGCACACATTGCAAAGTTTTGCAGTGATAAATGTAGAGATACTTGGTGGAGCAGGACTGTTTATGGTTATAAATCAATAGAGGAACGCAACGAAGAAAGAAGAAAACAAAAGGAAATAAGGCAAAAGAGATTAGAAAAAGAAAGAACAGTCAAAAGGTTTAAAAATTCGATACAAACTATTATTAAAATCAAAGAAGAAGAAAGAATAAAAAAGTTAACAAGGAATTGCGTAGAGTGTGGTAATCTGTTTTATAATCCATCCCCTAATGTTTTAACATGCTCCGCCGAGTGTAGTCGCAAGAGGAACAGAAGGGTATCAAGGATGATATACAAAGGTAGAATAAACAAGAAAAATTTGATTGATAAGGATATTAATCTTACTAAACTTTACAAGAAATATGATGGTATGTGCTATCTGTGCGGACAACAATGCGACTGGAATGATAAGGTGGTGACGCATGAAGGACATACAATAGTCGGAGAAAAGTATCCAACTATTGAACATGTAGTTCCTTTATCGAAAGGCGGAATGCATTCATGGGATAACGTTAAGTTAGCTTGCATGAAATGTAACACTTTAAAGGGAGATAAAATTTAATAATTTTCAAAAAAAGTGTTGAATCTTTATTGAATTCAATGCTTTTTCTATGACACGCCCCCCATACCTCCCCCCCTACTGGTTCCGAGTGCTTCACGCCGTCACTGCACATTTTTTCTCGCGCGAGATGAAAGGAGTAAGGAAAATGCCATATAAAGGTATAGATTATTTAAAAAGAAAGCTGATTTCAAAGCGTTCTAGGGTTCAGTTGCGTTATAAACAATATGCGATGAAGCATAGTGATTATGAAGTAGGTATCACTATTCCGCCTGAAATTAGACAGAGATACAAGGCAGTTATGGGATGGTGTGCGAAAGGAGTAGATGCTTTGGCTGACCGTTTGGTGTTCCGAGAATTTGCGAATGACGATTTTGAAGTGAATGAGATTTTCCATGCTAACAATCCAGATATCTTTTTTGACAGCGCGGTGTTATCGGCTTTGATTGCATCGTGCTGTTTTGTTTATATTTCTGCTGGCGATGACGGTATGCCTAGGTTACAAATCATTGAGGCAAGTAACGCTACTGGGGTTATTGATCCAATTACTGGATTACTAACAGAGGGATATGCTGTCCTTCAAAGAGACGATAACGATATGCCAATTTTAGAAGCGTATTTTCTAAAAGAACGTACCTGGTTTTATCCAAAAGACGGTAAGACTTATAGCATCGAAAATAAAGCAGGTATACCTTTACTAGTGCCAATCATACATCGTCCCGATGCAGTTCGTCCGTTTGGTCGGTCTCGAATCACAAGGTCTGCGATGTATTATCAAAGATACGCTAAACGAACAATGGAGCGTGCAGATATTACTGCGGAATTCTATTCATTTCCACAAAAATATGTAGTTGGATTGAGCCAGGACGCAGAACCGATGGATACATGGAAAGCTACTGTATCGTCAATGTTGCAATTCACGAAAGATGATGAAGGTGGTAATCCAACTTTAGGACAATTTAGTACATCGAATATGTCACCTTTTACTGAGCAGCTAAGAACTGCTGCGGCTGGTTTTGCTGGGGAAATGGGATTAACCTTGGATGATTTGGGGTTTGTGTCAGACAATCCGTCATCAGTAGAAGCAATTAAAGCTAGCCATGAGGGGTTGCGTTTAGCTGGTAAGAAAGCTCAAAGAAGTTTAGGCTCAGGGCTGCTCAACGTAGCTTATGTTGCAGTTTGTTTGCGTGATGAGTTCACATACACTCGGACAAGATTCATGGATGCCGTTCCTAAATGGGAGCCTTTGTTCGAAGCTGATGCATCTGCTTTAGGTTTGATTGGCGATGCAGCAATTAAACTAAACCAAGCAATTCCTGGTCTTATTGACGAAGCAGTGATTCGAGATTACACAGGATTAGGTGGTAAAGATAATGGATAAAGATATTGTACCCGAATTGCTAAGAAACATTCAAAATGATTTCGATAAGGAAAAAGAAAACAGTGAGTTAGTTCAGCAATTATTGCAAATTTTAGAAGAAGGTCAGGCAAATTATCGGAATGTGAATGCTTATGCAGTAGAGACAGGAGAGTTATTAGCGAAAGTGTTAAACAAGAATATTACTGCAGAAATACTACCTGATGGCAAGATGTATTTTAATATCGCTGATCGTGTCTTAAATACTACACTTCAGCATAATCACAAGCTAATTACTGATTATTCCATGGAAGTACTGTCTCAATTGAATAAAAATAAAAAAATTGGCATAACTGTAAAAAAGCCGCCAATTAATCAAGATAGAATTGATAGTTTGGTTAACAAATTGGTTAGCAAGGACGATTTTGAACTAGTTAAATTTGTTTTAAAGGAGCCTATCGTTAACTTTAGTCAGAGTATTGTAGATGATACAATTGAAATAAATGCTGATTTTCATATAGAATCTGGTATGTCTCCAAAATTAAAAAGAAAAGCTGAAAAGAATGCTTGCAAATGGTGTAAAGATTTAGATAAAATCTACGAGTATCGTAATTTGGAAGACAAAAGTGTATTTAGTAGACATGATAATTGTAGATGTACTGTTGAGTTTTTTCCTGATGGAGAAAAAAGTAAGAACAAGCAAAATATTCATTCAAAAAGAATAATAAAAGCACGTTCTGAAGATTTAAAGCGTATTTCTAACGAGGCGAAGAAAAAGAGTAACAATAGAAATAAACTTCTTGAAATGTTAGCTAGGGAAGAAGCTGAAAGACTAGGGTATAATCCAGTTGCCACAAATAAAGTTGTAAATAAAATGCGTGATATTTCAAAAAAATGGGAAATTGAAGTGAGCGAAGAACAAGAGAGCTCTATTAAGAAATACACATACAATGGGACTGATGATGATGGGAAAAAATTATATTTTAAGATAAATGAATATTTAGAAGGTAGGTATACACCAAAAAATTCAGTGGAAGAGGAAATACTTATTAGAAATATAGCGAATATTGAAAGTGGATTGATGAAATTCAAACTAGATAATGATATAATCGTATATAGAAATGATAAGTCCCCAGAATATTTAGAGGGAGAGTCAAAAAAATTTATAAGTACTTCAGTAGTTGCTAATGCCACATTGGGAAAAAAAGCAAATGTAGCAATTATTGTTCCTAAGGGGTCTAATGGTGGCTATGTTGAAATGGTGGCTCATAAAGATTTTAAAAAACAAAGAGAATATATGATAAATACAAAAGCTAAACTTGAATTACTTAAGAAAACAGATGATTTATATATTTATGTATTGAGGTGAATAATATGTTAACCATGGAAGAAACCGAAAAAATATATCAAGAACGAATAGATTCTGAATCGTGGCATGGACCTTACACTAAAGAAGAAATAAGAATTCAAAAAGAACGAAGGAAGAAGATAGAAAAGTATAAAAGACAATTGCTTACAGAAGAACAGCAAAAAAAGTAGCATTCAATCAAAGTTAAGTTGGTTGAGTGCTATTTTTATACTTAAAATAAGGAGGACTAGAATGTGTGGTTATGGATTTTTTTATTTATTTTAATCATGCTACCAATAACAGCATTTGTCATAGGGATATCAATCATTATTCTCTTGCAATGCGTTAAATATGGGTTAAATAAAGGTGGTGGTCGAGATGGATGAAAATGAATGGGATGAGTTGGAAGAATTGGAAGATTTAGGACTCATCTAAACTAGATTGAAAGGGGCGATGAAATGACCAATAAACGTATTGGCAATCAAACTCCTACTCAATCGGTAATAATACCATATCAGAAAACTTTAAAAGACGAAGCTGTTAAGTACTATGAGCGTACCGGTTTAAAATGCTATGATTGGCAGAAAAATATGCTGGATGCAATTATGGCTATTGATGAAGATGGCTTGTGGGTACATCAAAAATTTGGCTACGCTATACCGCGTCGAAACGGTAAGACAGAGGTAATCTATATCAAGGAAATATGGGCTTTAGAAAAAGGATTAAATGTCTTACATACCGCTCACAGAATTAGTACTTCTCATTCATCGTTTGAGAAAGTCAAGAAATACCTGGAAAAGTCAGGTTATGTAGACGGTACACATTTTAACTCCATCAAAGCTAAAGGGCAGGAACGTATTGAACTTTACGAATCTGGTGGAGTTATCCAGTTCAGAACACGTACTTCTAGTGGCGGTCTTGGTGAAGGCTTTGACCTGTTGATTATTGACGAAGCACAAGAATATACCACTGAACAAGAATCAGCTCTTAAATACACAGTTACCGACTCAGATAATCCACAAACTATTATGTGTGGAACGCCACCAACTCCTGTATCAAGTGGTACGGTATTTACAAGTTATCGTGATACAGTGCTATCCGGTGGAGCGAAATATTCTGGTTGGGCTGAGTGGTCGGTGGACAGTCAAAAGGATATTCATGATGTGGATGCCTGGTATAATTCCAATCCTTCACTTGGTTACCATTTGTCCGAGAGAAAGATTGAAGCCGAATTGGGCGATGATAAACTGGACCACAATATTCAACGTTTGGGATACTGGCCAAAGTATAATCAGAAGTCGGCTATCACTAAAGGCGAATGGGATACTTTAAAAGTTAATGAATTACCAACATTTAATGGGCCGTTATTTGTTGGTATCAAATACGGAAATGACAATACCAACGTAGCGATGAGTGTAGCCGTACGAACGGATGATAATCGCATTTTTATCGAGACATTAGATTGTCAATCGATTAGAAATGGTAATCAATGGATGATTAATTTTATCAAAAATGCCGATGTGGCTAAGGTGGTTGTAGATGGAGCAAACGGTCAAAAGATTTTAGCTGATGAATTCAAGGATTTTGGTCTTAAAAAACCGATTATGCCAACAGTTAAAGAAATCATCGTGGCCAACTCATTATGGAGTCAAGCGATTTACCAAAAAGAATTGTGTCATAATAATCAGCCGTCGTTGACTAAAGTGGCTACCAACTGTGAGAAACGAAATATTGGCTCGAATGGTGGATTCGGCTACAGGTCGCAGTTTGACGATATGGATATTAGTTTAATGGATAGTGCATTATTGGCATATTGGGCTTGTTATACAACCAAGCCGAAGAAAAAACAAAAAATCAGGTATTAGGCATCTCAATTGAGGTGCTTTTTTAATACAAAAAATTACCGAACTGCCGGGTAAGCAGGAGAAAGGATGTTTGGAATGTCATTTAAAGCAATCGAAACACAAGAAGAGTTGGATAATATCATCGAAGGACGTTTGGCGCGTCAAAAACAGCAATATGAAGAACAATTGCAAGGATATGACCAACTTAAGACTCAATATGAGGATTTACAAAAAGAAGCTGCTGGATTTAAGTCAGCATTAGAAGAAGCTACACAGAAAGCAAGTACAAGTGAGCAATCAATCGCAGATCTGCAATCAAAGGTAACGAGCTATGAACAAGCTCAATTAAGAACGAAAATTGCCTTACAACAAGGATTGCCATTTGAATTAGCGAACCGTTTGACTGGAACTAATGAAGATGAATTGAAGGCAGATGCAGAACGTTTAGCAGGATTTTTAACACCAAAAGAACCGACTGCACCATTAAAAAGTGTAGAAGAACCAGGTATTGTCGGTGAAAATGCTGCTTATCGTTCGATGTTACAAAATTTAAGCAAAGATTAAAGGAGAGAAAATATTATGGCAGACAACTCATTAAAAGCAGGAACATTATTTAAACCAGAATTAGTAAAAGAATTAATTTCTAAAGTGCAAGGGAAATCAGTGTTAGCGAAATTATCAGCGCAAACACCAATTCCTTTTAACGGAACAGAACAGTTTATTTTTAATTTAGAAGGCAATGCTCAAATTGTCGGTGAAGGCGCACAAAAAGGTGCAGGCAAAGCTACTTTGACTTCTAAAGTGATTAAACCTATTAAATTTGTCTATCAAGCACGTATCACTGATGAATTTAAGTATGCTTCTGAAGAAAAGCAAATCCAATATTTAAAATCATTTAGTGATGGTTTTGCTAAGAAAATTGCTGAAGCGTTTGATATTGCTGCTTTGCATGGTTTAGAGCCTAAATCCATGTCGGATGCAAGCTTTAGAGCAACAAACTCATTTGACGGACAAATTACAGCTAACGTAGTAACTTATGCTGAAGCTACTTTTGACGATAATATTGAAGCAGCAGTGCAACAAGTAACTGCTAAAGGTGGAGAGGTTACAGGTATCGCGCTATCTCCTGTTGGTGGTCAAGCTTTGGCTAAAATTAAAGATACAAATAAAAATCCGTTGTATCCAGAGTTTCGTTTTGGACAAAATCCAAATTCTTTCTACGGAATGGCTTCTGACATTAATAAGAACTTAACTGTAACTGGTGGAACTGCCGAGACTGATCATGCAATTGTTGGTGATTTTCAAAATATGTTTAAGTGGGGTTATGCCGAAAATATTCCGTTGGAAATTATCGAATACGGTGATCCAGACGATGCTGGTCGTGACTTGAAAGCATATAACGAAATCTGTTTACGTGCTGAAGCATTTATCGGATGGGGCATTTTAGATACCGAAGCATTTGCTCGTGTCAAAGCAACTGACTAGAGGTGATTTACTATGAGATATAAAGATATCAAAACGGGCGCTATCATCGTAACTGATAGCGTCTTGAGTGGCGATTGGGTAGTAGATGATGGAGTAGTTGATAATACTAAAACAGAACCATCAGAAATTGAAAAAGAACCTGATGTAGCAGAAGAAGTAGTTGATGCAGATGAAAACCTTGATGAATTGACTGTAGCAGAATTAAAAGCGCGACTAGATGAAATGGGTGTAACTTATCCTACAAAATCTAAAAAACAAGATTTGATTGATATCTTATCTCAATTTTAGGTGGTGGTAAGATGGAAGATTTTGCAACCGTTGATGACTTAGCAAAGTTATGGAGACCATTGAAACCAGGGGAAATAGGACGGGCAGAATCATTGCTAACAGTCGTGTCTGATTCGCTAAGAATTGAAGCGCGAAAAGTTGGCAAAGATTTAGATTCGTTAACTGCTGACAGTGTTTCTTATGCTAATGTAGTTAAGTCGGTAACCGTCGATGTAGTAGCACGTACATTAATGACTTCTACGGACCAGGAACCAATGACTCAAGTTACGGAAAGTGCTTTGGGATACTCAGTTCAAGGTTCTTTTCTTGTTCCTGGTGGAGGCTTATTTATCAAAAATAGTGAGTTGGCTAGACTGGGATTACGTCGTCAAAGGTATGGGGTGATGGAACTATATGACTATGATTAAAGGTATTACGGTCATTTTGGTTGATAAGATTAGTGACGGTTTAGATCCATTTGGTACACCTATCTATCGTGATTTCGAAATACCAATAGATAATGTGTTAGTTAGTCCATCAACATCTGATGATATGGTCAATCAACTCAATTTGACAGGTAAGAAAGCTGTTTATACCTTAGCTATTCCAAAGGGCGATGATCATGACTGGGAAGACAAGGAAGTCAGATTTTTTGGTCAAACATGGCGAACTTTTGGCTTTGTGACACAAGGGATTGAGCATCTAATTCCGCTTGATTGGAACAAGAAAGTGATGGTGGAACGCTATGAGTAGCTTTAAATTCAAACTAAATCGAAGCGGTGTGCGCGAACTGATGAAGTCGACTGAGATGCAATCTGTTTTAACTAACTACGCATCTAATATCAGAAATCGATGTGGTAATGGTTACGAACAAGATATATATGTTGGTAGCAATCGAGCTAACGCGATGGTCAGTGCTGCAACAGCTAAAGCTAAAAGAGATAATAAAAAGAATAATACGCTATTAAAGGCGGTGCGTTAAGTGATTGAACTGATTATTAAGCAGTATTTAGACAGTCATTTAGATGTACCGTCTTTTTTAGAGCGAAAAAGTACAATGCCGGCAAAATTTGTGTTGTTTGAGAAAACAAGTAGTGGCAAAAGCAATCATTTAAAATCAGCGACTATTGCATTTCAAAGTTATGCAAAGTCAATGTACGATGCAGCAATGCTAAACGAAAAAGTAAAAGAAGTTGTTGAACGGATGATTGAACTACCTGAAATTAGTGGTATTGAATTGAATAGTGATTATAACTTTACAGATACAGAAACAAAAGAATACCGATATCAAGCGGTATTCGACATTAATTATTATTAGGAGGACATATAAATGGCAGATGTTAAAAATGTAACTGCAGCTAAACCTAAAGTCGGTGGGGCGGTATATTCAGCTCCACTTGGAACTACACTACCTACAGACGCAACAACAGCATTAAACGTAGCATTTAAAGCTTTAGGATATATTTCAGAAGATGGTTTGACGAACAAAAATAGTCCATCTTCTGAAAATGTGAAAGCTTGGGGTGGGGATACGGTATTAACTACCCAAACAGAAAAAGAAGATACGTTCGGATACACTTTAATTGAGTCGTTAAATGTTGAAGTTTTAAAAGAAGTATACGGAGCTGATAACGTTAGCGGTACTCTTGAAACTGGAATTACTATCAAGGCTAACTCTAAGGAATTACCAGAACATTGTTTAGTGGTTGAGGTAATCCTTAAAGGTGGTGTGTTGAAACGTACAGTATTACCAGTAGCTAAAGTATCCGAAATTGGCGAAATCAGCTATACAGACGGTGACCCAGTAGGATATGAGATTACTATCCAAGCATTACCTGATACTGATGGCAATACGCACTATGAATACATTAAGAAACCTGAGTAGGTGCTAGGGTTGGAGGTTAAATTAGATGATTAAAGGAAAAACAAAGTCAGGATTCAAATTTGAAATTGATGAGGCAGTATTAAATGACTATGAAACAATCGAACTATTAGGCGACGTAGAAGAAAATCCTTTACTCTTCCCTAAAGTCGTCAAACGAATTTTAGGCGATGAACAGACTACAGCGTTAAAAAATCATGTTCGTGATGAAAATGGTCGTGTCAATGCAGAAAAAATGACTGCAGAAGTTACGGAAATTTTTCAAAGTCAGGCTCAGTTAAAAAAATAATACTCCTTGCCAAAATGCTCAAAGTAGACGAAGATGCGATTATTTGTGATTTAGCTGAAACATACAATATCTACGATTATAGACAGCTACCTGTATCAAAGGTGGCTGTTTTTGTTTGTGGTTTAAGGTCGGATTCAAGAATCATGATGAAAATTAGTGATTCTAAATTACCTTTAGACACGTTGTTATTGGCCGGAGTAGCTGACAGATTGAGTATCATGCTTTGGCAAAATACGAAAGATGGACAACGCGGAAAAAATCAACCTGTATCTATTGTTGATCAACTAACTAAGTCGCAAATCGAACACGAAGAAGTATCATTTGAGTCTGGCAAGGATTTTGAAACAGAAAAAGCAAGAATTTTAAGAGGGGGTGTGGTGAATGGCGACTGAATTAGGTCAAGCGTATGTCCAAATTATGCCATCAGCTAAAGGTATTAGTGGCATGATTCAGAAGCAAATAGAGCCTGAATCAAAATCGGCTGGTGCTAGTGCAGGAATTAGTTTAGGTAAATCAATGATTACCGCAGTTACAGCTGCTATTGCGGCTGCTGGTATTGGTTCAATGTTTGCTAAATCAATTTCTGAAGGTGCTGCTCTGGAACAATCCTTAGGTGGTATTGAGACGCTATTTAAGAGTAGCGCTGATACAGTTAAAAACTACGCCAATCAAGCTTATCGCACTGCTGGAGTATCGGCTAATAAGTACATGGAAAATGTCACTTCTTTTTCGGCTTCATTAATTTCTTCGCTTGGTGGCGATACAGCTAAAGCGGCTGAGTTAGCTAATACTGCTATGGTCGATATGTCCGACAATGCGAATAAGATGGGTACCGATATGGAATCCATTACGCAGACATACCAATCATTAGCGCGTGGAAATTACGCTATGCTTGATAATTTGAAGCTAGGTTATGGTGGAACGAAATCTGAAATGGAACGTTTGATGGCTGATGCTGAAAAACTGACTGGTGAACATTACACGGTTGGGGATTTTGCAGATACGGTCAAAGCCATCCATGCAGTGCAAGAAAGCTTGGGTATTACCGGGACGACAGCCAAAGAAGCAGCAACTACTTTAAGTGGTTCGCTAGCATCAATGAAGGCAGCGTTTAGCGATGTTTTGGGTAAATTATCGTTAGGTCAAGATATTGTTCCGTCTTTAAACGCCTTGGCTGATACGACTGCTACTTTCCTATTTGGCAACTTCATTCCGATGATTGGTAACATTTTGAAAGGATTACCAACTGCAATCACCACGTTCATTTCTGCAGCAATCCCTCAAATGACCGCAGGATTACAATCGGTATTTTCTGATATAGGTGTAGATATTGATTTTTCGGGGTTAACTTCTAAATTTTCAGGAATTATAACTGCTATTCAGCCAATAATTAATGGGCTTAAAACAGCTTTTGGGCAGCTGCCAAGCCTATTTAATTCAGTAGTAAGTTCTGTTACACCGGTCATTAATACACTAGTCAACGGCTTTAGTCGATTAGATTTCAGTGGTATTCAGATATTGATTTCTTCAATTATTCCGGCTATTCAAACTGGATTTAGTACAATGATGTCTATTGTCGGTCCAGCAATTGATAGTGTGGTCAATTCATTTGTATCAATGTGGAATGCAGCACAACCACTTATTTCTGTAATTAGTGGAGCATTGATGCCTGCCTTTCAAATTTTAGGTTCGTTTTTAGGCGGAGTGATTAAAGGCGCATTAACGGGTATATCGATGGCTTTTGATGCGGTAAAAATTGCAATCGAATTTTTAACACCAATTATTACAATTGTCGTAAATGCATTTAGTGCATTATCGCCAATTTTGAACACGATTGCTCAATGGGTAGGTACGGTAATTGGATTATTTGGTAATTTAGGCGTTGCTAGTCAAGGATTAAGCGCTTTTATCAAATCAGCTTGGACCAATATTCAAACAGCAATCTCGACTGCAGCAAGTGTAATCAGTACTATTATCGAATATATTAAGTTAGCATTCTCAGGTGCTGGAAATGCTGCTCAGGTAGTCAAAAATATCATATCGATTGTTTGGATGGCGATTGGCGATGTTATCAGAACAGTATCGTCAGTCATTAGTAGCGCGATGTCTGCTGCTGGTAATGCTTTTAGAAGTTTTGGAAGTGTTGTATCAGCTATATCAGGTACGATTAGAGGCGTTATAAACGGTGTAAAAAATACTTTTAATAGTTTAAAAAATATTAGCTTAGTTGGTGCAGGTAGCGCAATCATGAATGGATTTTTAGGCGGATTGCAAGCAGGTTTTAATAAAGTAAAAGGATTTGTCGGTGGAATAGCAAGTTGGATTAAGGAACATAAGGGCCCTATTAGTTATGACCGTAAAATCTTAATTCCTGCAGGTAACGCAATTATGAAAGGTCTGAATGAAGGGTTAAGCACACAATTTAAAAATGTGCAATCAAATGTTTTAGGCATGGCTGATACACTGGCTAATATATTTAATCCTGATTTGAATGCAGAATTGAGTGCAGTTGGCGATGTACAGTTAGCTGTATCGTCAAAAGGCTTATACGATAATAGTCAACAAGTCAATAAAGAATCGTATTTAATGGATTTATTGGTTAAAATGGCTAATCGTCCAGTAATTATCGAAAATAAAATGGATGGTAAAAAGATTGGTCAGATGGTTGCTGAACCAGTGACCGATGAACAAAATAAACGACAAGCAATATTAAATGCTGTATATGGATTGGGGTGGTAGCGTGCTGAGAGTGACTTTTAACGGTGTTGATTTAACTAAATATATAGTGGTACTCAAAGGATTTACCGCTTTTGATGGTGCAGATTTCAAGGTATCAACATTGGAATATCAAACGCTTAATGGTGAAGAATTTAATTATACACGAAAAGGTAGTAAAAAAATTGAGATGCCTTTTTATGTGAAATATGAGAGTGCTGCTGAGTATGATCATTTACAGACTCTATTAAACGTTAGCGAGCCAAAACCATTGGAGTTTAGCCATATACCAAATCGTGTATTTTATGCTATACCGTCTGGAACACTAGATTTTGAAGAATATAAGATGAACGGCAAAGGTACAATTACATGGTTGATACCTGATGGCTTGGCTCATGCAAAAGATATCAAAGCTTTTCAGTTTAATTTTAATTCTGCTAAGGGCTGTTATGAAACTACTATTGTCAATGATGGAAGTGAGTCAGTACCTATCAATTACCGTGTAAAACTTAAGAAAGAATCAGGTTATCTTGGAATTGTTAGCGAACATGGCATTATTCAGTTTGGCAATCCTAATGAGCAGGATATGACTGAGGCGAAAAAGAGTGTCAAATTATTAAACAATAAAGGCGGCGATTTTGCTAACTGGACCAAAGGCACGGTATTTTACGAAAACCAATCGAAGAAAACAGTAACCGACATGAGCGTTTGGAGTTCGTTTGGTGGTTGGCTAGGCAAATTACCTAGTGGATATTCAAATACAGCAAATGCTAGTTATTTTGGCGATATTAAAGAAATAACCTTACCGGAACAAGCAACTGATTGGTACATTTGGGCGCGTGCGTGGTTTGAAACTGGTTTAATGGGCCAAACAGGTGCTTGGGCTTTAACGGTGATTGACGAAAATAATCATCTAATAGCTGGCATGGTGTTGGAAAAATACGATAGAGTTGGGAATACGGCTTTGTGTAGCTTTTTAATTGGCGATAATGGTGGTTCATTAGTCAAAAAGACGATTAATTTCACACCAAGCGTTTGGGTTAGCCAAAATCCTTATGGTGGGGAAGGACGTGAGCAAAATAGGAACATGTTTGACTTGAAAAAAGCAGGAGATAAGGTTACTTATTATTGGTATGGTAGTCATTTTACTTTTGCTGATAGCAGATTAACCAATAAAAAAGCAACAAAATTACAATTTTTCGTTGGCCAGATGGCTGGAAGAAATACCACGAATCAGTTAGTGACACATCATTATTTGAGTGACCTGTCCTTTACTAAATTAAATGTTCCTTATTGGGTTGATGTACCAAACAGATTTCCGAGTGGTGCTGATATGTATGTTGACGGTGAGAAGGGCAACCTATATGTTAACAATCTAATCAGCCATGATGATGAAGTAATCGGCACGAATTATTTTTACGCACCACCAGGAGAAACAACTATCCAATTGTATGTTTCGTCATTTAGTGAGATTGAAATGGCCACAGCAGAAATTAAGGAGGCTTATATTTAATGGATCATATTCGTATAGCAATACGCGACTCAACCGATAGCATGAATATTTGCTTTTTAGACAATAAAGCAGGCATCAAATTTCACGAGACAACCTTACAGAGATTTCTAAAAGGAACTTGTAATTTCTTAACCCTAAAATTTTATGGGAAAGATATTGACACCATCTATCCAGGTTGCCGATTAGCGTTTAAGTATGGCGGTAATGACTACTGGCTTACAATCAATAGTTTTAAGAAAAATGGATACGAATGCAGTCTGACCGCTTATTCTTTATCGCTTGAAACGAACAAAGAAAAACGAAAAGCCTTTAAAGCGCCGAAGTGGACATTTAAGCAGTATCTTGATTATGTGGACCCAGAGCACAGTTTAACGTTAGGTCTTAACGAAGTATCATCACAGTCTATGCAATTAGAATGGTCGGGCACAGATACGATTCTGGCTCGACTTTTTAGCATAGCCAATAGCTTTGGCGCGGAGTTGGAATTTGTGACTGAATTGAATGATGACTACTCGCTTAAACGACATGTCCTAAATGTTTATAAAATCGGTAATATCGGCAAGGATAAAACAGGAATGCCGATAAGAGTAGGAAAGTCGCTTAAAGTTATCAACTATACTGCCAATATTGATGAATTGTATACAGCTATTAGGGTGCATGGGAAAGATGGTCTCACAATCGCTGGTCTTGATAAAAAAGTGTACGATAGCGATAAAAAGTTACTCTATTACACTCAAGGAGATACGCTTTACGCACCGCAAGCAAGGGATAGATTTCCAGCTATTGCACACAAGGCGAGCGACTCGTTTATCTGTTTGGAAAGCGAAGACACGGAACATAGTAGCAAGGAAGCGCTGTATGCATACATGTTGGGTGAACTCAAAAAACATTCAGAGCCTAAAATCGACTATGAGACAGAAGGTTACGTTGATGGTCAAATTGGCGATAGAATGCTACTGATTGATAGTGTGCATTATGATCCACCTCTTTATGTGGAAGCGCGAATCAGCGAGCAGACTATATCGTTGTTGGATAAATCCAAAAATAAGACAGTGTTTACCAATTACGAACGCAAAGAGTCTGAAATTGCTAATGAACTATTAGCTAAAATGAATGCCTTAATCGAAGAAAACAAGGTCTATGATGTTCAAATCATGACCTCTAATGGTTATTCATTTAAGAACGGCAAAGGCAGCACAACCTTAACTGCACGCGTCATGGATGGCGCCAAAGACGTCACGAATGAATTTAGCTTAACCTGGTTTAAAAATAGTACCGAGTATTCCCACGACGCAAGTATTATCGTTCGTGCCGGTAGCATTGACGATTTAGCAACCTATTTGATAATCGCTGGAAAAGACGGACGTGAACGTGGACGAAACGAGTTAACAGTTTTTAATGTCAAAGACGGAACACCAGGTAAAACGCCAGTCGTGCATCTAGCATGGGCAGACTCAGCTGACGGAACGGTTAAATTTACAACCGAGTTACCTACCGACTGGATACCTAAATACCGTGGCTATTACGTCGATTATTCGACGGTCGCTAGCACAAACCCTAAAGTATACAAATGGGAACGCAACCCAGACGACGCTGCTAAAGTGGCAGATGAAGCAAAGGATAAAGCAGACGCGGCCGATAGTAAAGCAGATAGCGCTATAGATACAGCGAATAGTGCTAAAGATACAGCTGACGAAGCAAGCAAACAGACCGCCTTAGTTAACGGACTAGCAAATGCAGCTAAGGAGTTAGCCGATAAAGCTAATGCAGATGCGGCCGAAGCAAATAGATTAATCGGATTGACAAACACAGAAATCAGTAAGTTAAATACGAATGTGGATAACGTAAGGTCTGATTTAGCAAGCGCTGAAACTGATTTAGCTAGTAAAATTGAGACCGTCAAGACTACGCTCACTCAAAATTATGCCACCAAGACGAATTTGTCTGAGACACAGTTAACGTTAAATAAGACAATATCCGACTCAGTGGCAAGCGTGAAACAGGAAATGTCGGAAAAATACGCAGTTAAATCTGACTTGACGACATTACAAGGCGAATACAACTCATTTAAGGAAGAAACCGCAAAGAAAATAAGTCAGCAAGTGTCCAGTATTGAAACGATACAAACAAATACGACCGAAGCGCAGAAGTTAGCCAACGACGCTTACAGCAAAGCTAACAGTGCAGTGACTAGCGCTACGAACGCAAGTAGCACAGCAAACAGTGCACTAGATAAAGCCTCAAATGCAACAAACGTAGCAAACAGTGCTAGCCAAAATGCGACTAATGCTGTAGCGAGTGCAAATAGTGCAGTCAGCACAGCTAACACAGCGAAATCTAACGCTGATAAGGCAATCGCTGATGTAGCTAGCTTGACTAAGACGGTAACCACTCAGTCGACTAGGATAGACCAAACAAGCAACCGTATTGAACAGGTGGCTAGTGGGATTACTGAAGTTGGGAATAAGTTGGATAATTTGCAAGTCGGTGGACGAAACTTACTACTACACTCAGAAGTCAGCGAAAGTAATATGAAATATTTTGAATATGGCGAATCGACCGCCGAAGTGATAACGGAAGGCTCATTAAAATATTACAAAATTAAAATAAATGATGGAGTAAGCGGTAATTCTCATGGGATTAGAATTACAAATAATTACGGATACTATAATCTATCAAAAGGTAAACATTATATATTTAGCTATTGGATAAAAACGAACGTAGATCACAGATTTGCTTTTGATAGTATTGGTCATCATCAAGTTGCCAATGGTACAAACATCCATACAGAAACTAATCTTAAATATAGTGTGAGTAGACTAATAGCAAACAAATGGACAAAAGTCACAATCGAATTTGATACAACGCTAGATGCATTTTTTATACCATATATTTGGTTTGTAACGGCAGGAGTAGAAATTTGCGTATACGGTTTTATGTTAGAAGAAGGAAACACAGCTACACCCTGGTCCCCAGCGCCAGAAGACCAACAGTCACAAATCGACGGTATTAACAACAACCTATCTAACAACTACTACCAAAAAACGACGGTTGACAGCAAATTATCCACAGCAGTCAGTGGGATAACAGCACAGTATACGCAAGATATTAATACTAAGTTGGGCAATTACTATGACAAGTCAACAATTGATAGCAAATTGACGATAGATGGTCAAGGAATTGCTAGTTATGTGAAGAGTACAAAGAGTAAGTTGGATAATTTACAAGTCGGCGGTAGGAATTATCTAACAGGAACGCACAAAGACTATAAAAAATTCGATTTGGGTCAGTGGGTGGCTATTTTATTTTCTAGGAATTTATCTGATTTGAATTTAAAAGTTGGAGATTATATTACTGCATCTTGCGATTTAAAAGTACCGTCAAACGCTATCAAAGGTGGAAGAATTAGAGTCCAGTTTTTTAACAGCGATGCAGACAGGCTAAATTATTATGGAGAAATTTGTAATATCGGTGAAGAAAAAAAAATAAAGTTGACCGTGCGTATTGATTCGACATTAGTAGGTTATCAAAGAATTGATTTTTTAATAAATTCTACGAACACAAACATCACAGAACTGGAAACAAATATTCAATCTAGACACGAAAAGTTAGAGATTGGAAATATGATGACAGACTGGTACCCGGCGCCAGAAGAC